GCTGTTTCGAATCCTGGAAATAGGGTGATAAATTCACCACAATTATGGTATAGTTCTACGTTTTGAACTCCGATGTCGTAGTACTTCGTCTCCGCTGTCTTCAGAAGAACTTTCTTCACTCGACTCTGAAAACTCGTTTTCCGAGAATACTTCCCACGAGCTCTCTTCATCTTGCGGTATTTCCGCTTGTAATTCTTGCGTCGGAAGGCCATTCATGCAGTACTGAATGCCGCCTCATCGGCTATTTATGGTAGGGCCCTGCCGGTGCCGGAAAAGTGGTGGGTAATATAGGATTGCCACCACTTTAAGTCAACCATGCTATGGTTGATAGGAATATCTGGATCCATGATCCTTGAACCTAGTTCCATTGGATTTAACAGCCCTGTCGGCCTCCGGCCGCAAGTACGCGTTCTTGGGTAGGGCCGGTATCCGGCGGGCTGCGCTATTTCGGGGAAATGTGTCTATATAAGCTGTCGCTTTTGGTAGACTGAGTTTATTAGGAGCGATGGCACGCTATGGGTTTTGCTTTACGTTGAATAATTATACTAAAGTGCAAGAGATGGGTTTGATGGCTGCAGTAGGCAAGGTTGGCGTTCTGTATCTGTCCTTTGGTCGTGAGGTCGGTAGCCAGGGTACCCCTCACTTGCAGGGTTATCTGCAGGCTAATCATAATAAGAAGGATAGGTTCCATAACAAGTTTGGTATCTATGTGGTCGCTCAAGAGCGGTCTGCTGAGAAAGCTAACACTTATACTCAGAAGGACGGTGACTTTTACACGTCTGGAGAGTTTGACATTACGGTCAAGGGGACCAAGGAGAAGAAGCAAGGACAGCGAACGGATTTGGCAGGTGTGATGAGTGATATTGATGCTGGGTCAACTGAAATACAGTTGTATGAGGGACACAGTGAAACTGTTGCTAGGTATCCTAAGTTTATTGAGCGCTATCGGCAGCTGGTGCAGCAGAAGAATGCGCTGGTGTCATTGCAGAAGCAATTCGACGATTGGTCGCCATGGAAATGGCAAAGTGCTTTAATCGATGTGGTCAGTGGACCAGTGGATCCTCGGAAGATTCTATGGATCTGGGAGACGGTGGGAAACATGGGGAAGTCGACGATGGCCTTGTGGCTGGTCTTTCACAAGCAAGCTTGTCTCCTGGAGCCGTCGAAGAAGGCGGATATGGCTCATGTGTGGGTGAACTCGCTTTCGGACTTGGTGGTGTTCGATTGCACGCGAGCGACGGAGAAGGCGGCGATAATGCCGGCGTACTCTTTAGCCGAACGGATAAAAGATGGAGCGATCTTTTCGGGGAAATACTCGAGCCGGACTGTAATCTTCAAGAAGCCTCATGTGATCTTCTTTGCGAACTTCAAACCCGATATGACGGTTTGGAGCGCTGATCGCTATGATGTACGTGAGTTGGATCAGACGTCTTTGTAATACATTCTCATGAATCCAGTCATGCTGGCGACGTTGTCTGTCTCTAGAGTTGAGTACTGTTCGTATGGGATAACATAGATTGCCAGTGGCTTGTTAACGATAGTAGTTGACGTTGTGTCGTAGATAATGTCGTTGGAACGCTTACGCTTAATCCAGAGCTTGATACATTTGGTAAACTCTTTGGTACCTCCAGCGCCGGAGGTGTACTGATTGGAACCGATACGGTGGATCTTGTCGTATAGAAACTTGATGCCTTTGTCTTTGTCTGCTGGTAGTAATTGGCTGTTTTCACATGTGCCATTGTTGGCACGTTGGAATGGATCAAACCGCGCGGTTGTGATGGTAGTGTCGAATAACTTTGGTAAGGTTGCGACTATAATCCTGTATTGAGTATTGGGTCTATCTTGCTTGTTAGCTAAGAACATCTTTAGGCTCATGCCTCTAGGTGTAATACGATCACCGATACGGTTGAGTCGGTCTGTTCCCTTAGTAATCTTTGCCCAGGGGTTGAACCAATTGACGATTGCTGTTTCGAATCCTGGAAATAGGGTGATAAATTCACCACAATTATGGTATAGTTCTACGTTTTGAACTCCGATGTCGTAGTACTTCGTCTCCGCTGTCTTCAGAAGAACTTTCTTCACTC